CGTTGCTCTCCGGCTGGAAGAACTGCAGTGGTTGCGAGCCGTCGTTGAACTCGGAGCTCTGGAACTGCCAGATTTTCCAAGGGTACATCTCTGTGATGTCTTCACCCGGTGGCAAGCGCGACACGTTCACACCCACTTGAGGGCCGGAACTGATGCCCATGTTGTTGGCCAAGCTGCGAGCGGCGGCGTTCACCATGTTTTGTGAGTCGCGGCACAAGTCAGCTACACCCTTACCAGCAACAGAACCGGGCACCCTCTCGTACGAAGTCACGTAGTATGGCTTGCGGCCCAGCGGGTCGTAGTTCAGCACAGCGCGGATAACGGTGGAGCCAACCAGCCACACCTCACAAGGGTAGTTCAGGTCTGGGTCAGGAATTTCTTTGGCAGACAAGCCCCAGCTGAGCAAGTCCTTACCTTGGACGCTGTCCCACATCTGCAGCGCGTCAATCAGGTCGGTCGTGAAAATGGTCTGGGTCGTATCTTTACCCTCAGCAGTCGCCTGAGCGCTATCAGTCCACAGCCACTCGTTCAAGTTGCCAGACTCAAAACTGTTGAGCACTGCGCGAATCGCATCGTCGTTGTAGCCGGGCACACCAATCAAGGCCTGCAGGTCGTCGCGTGTCATACGGTGGCGCTCGACGATGAAGCCGTCTTGGATGTCTGAAGACCACGGGGCCCAGTACAGCATAAACGGATCAACACGCTCCCACTCGTTGCGAATCTCTTCTGAGGGAGCCAGCTCGCCATTTTTCCAAGCCAGTGTCTTTCGCTTACGCTTGACCGGACCCTTGAGCACGGCGTAGGGGAACGTAACAACATCATCAAGGAACGCATTCAGAGCATCTGTCCAACCGCCCTCTACGAGCTGGTCTTCCATCTTGAGCTCCATGCGATCAACACGGTCGTTAGCCTCTTCGCGCAGTTTACGCATCGCTGCGTCTTTCATCTGCATGGCGGCTTCACGCAACTGGACTGGGTCTGGGGGGACTGTGCCTTGTTCCATCAACGCCTGCAGTTGCTGCTGCATACTGGCCATCAGCTCTCGCAACAACTCGGGGGGCAGGGTCGGCTCAGGGGTAGCCTCAAGGCTCCAAGGCTTGTCTGAACCAGTACCAAGCAGCGTGTCGCGCAACCAACTTGTAGCGGCGCGGCATTTCACGGACGTCAGTTGGATGTAAATCTCCGAGCCACCTTGGCGCTTGATGTCCGCCAGTTTGTCAGGGTCATACTCACCGTTACGCTGCCGCAGGCACTGCAGCATGCGCTCTTCGATGGTTCGTTTGGCGTCTCGAGCCGAATCCCAGCGCTTGCGTGCGTGAGCAGCCAAACCCTGAATGACGGGCTGGGCTTGCATGGCTGTGTTGCGGTTTTGCGACTCACGCTCCAGATCACTAGAGCGAGCTACGGGGATAAGGGCGAGGCCAGTGACCATGGGTATTCCTACTATTGCGTGCAGCGCAGTTGCTCAATTGTACGCTGCAGTGCCCCCCGGTCAAGTGTACGAGTACCCAGACTTCTTGACTTCGCGCCTACCGCCCTGCGCACCAGCGCCTCGGACGTTCATGTCAATCACAGCGTCGGCGTACTGGTTGGCGTCATGGACGTGGGAAAAACCGTTCTTCTCAGGCTTGTCCTCCATCTCACCGCTCTTCTTGATTTTGTACCGGTACCCGTACCGGAACCCCTTAATCAACTGCGTGCACCCGGGGTCAATGAGGTACATCGCCTTACCCTCCAACTGTTGTACAAGCAAGCGCTCGACAGCCTGAATCCGCTTTTCCGGGTCGTTGGTAGGCGGCCTGACGCACTTAAACCCAGCATCTTTGACAATGTCCACCAGTGACATCTCCCCGGACTGCTGCTTGGCGTACCCTGCCGGGTCCGGAGCAACAACGAACGAGCACCCCTGCAGGTTATTGGCGATGTACGGGTTGAGCTTTGTACGCAAAAAGGTTTCGATACCCATGTTTTCAGACGTCAGCTCACCCAAGGTCACCACGCGCCCGCGAGGGTCACGCTGCTTGAACACGGCTGCAGGTGTGCGCCCGAAGTCCAGACCGATAATGATCGGGTAGTCCTGACTCTTGATCGCCCGTATAGACTCCTTGGACACGTGAAATTCATGCGTGTAAGTCTTCTCATACACTGGCGTGCCAGACAGACTTCGACCGTACTCCGACCGCAGGTACACCCGCAACCAGTCCTCGGTCTTGCCGGGGATGATGTTGGGGTAATACTGCTTGGGCAAGTGATTGTAGTTGTCGCACTCAGGGTTGACCGCCCACTCATTCTCGTCCTTGTCCAGCAGCACTTCCTCCGGCTCCTCGCCGAACCGCTCAAGGTACACCTCTGGCTTGATGATCGCAGCAGGCTGTTTGTGAATCGCCCAGTTGCTCGGTGGGTTCTCCATCTTGTCGTGCCACCACGTGTCCTCGTCGGGCATGTTGGTGTCGAACAGAGCACACGACCGGGTGGGCCCACCGTCCTTGGCCGACGGGTATCGGTTCAGACGTGACAGTAGGCCATCAACAACCTCACTGTTGAGCTCTCGGCTCTCGTTTCCCCACAGGAACGTGGTCTCCAGTGACAGCGCCTTACGCACGTCGTCCGGGGTATCCAGCGGGATGAAAATCCATTCCGACTCGACCTGAGTCCCATCCGGCAGTTTGGCCATCAGGATGAACGTCTTCTCCACAGCCTTCCAGATACCAGCCTCACCGGGCGGCAGCCAGTCGAACACCGTCTTACGTGTCGTCAGCGCCAGCTGGTCAGCCGTGTTACGCACGATGATCGCCCGGGTCTTGCGTATACCCTTGGCGTTAGGCGCTTGACCGCAGGCCAGACGCACCAGCTCATGTACACACGTCACGGACTTACCACCACCGACTGGCCCTGCCAGCACCCGGACGTAGGATTCATCCAGCATGTAGTTACGCTGGGTCTCGGTCGGTTTGTAGGTGCTGCTCATTAGTTCAAATCCTCGTAGTTCCACTGCTGCCCACACCCGGGGCAGTGAATTCTGTCCGGCAGCAAGTTAAACAGCTGGTTGCCGCAACGCACGCAACTCCACACTTGCGACCCCGGAGCCGGGGACACGTCAAACACATTACGCCCGCGCATACTTTTACATTCGGGGCACTCGAACTCCGTGGTGCCGGGCAACCACACGGCACTCCACTGGTGGTTACAGCCTTGGCAGTACAGCTGACCAGCTATGTGCTTTTCACGCTCCTGCTTGGCTTTGTTGAAGTCGATTACGTCAGTCATCGTCGTCTTCCATGTGGTTCTCGAGTATCTGAGCTTTCACAATCTCCAAACAGCCGATGGCCGTGGCCACCATCATGGTGTCGTGGTACTTCTCGATCAGGTCAAGGATTTCCTCGACGAGTGACTGCGCGATGTCGCCTTGGTAGTTCATTTCTTCAGTGTCGCTGCGTTGGTCTTGGCGTTGTACTTGTAGTCACTGGGCTTGTTCTTACCGCCCGAGTATCTGGACTCCCGGTCCTTAGCACGTCCATCGTTACCCAAGTCCTGACGCTTCTTACCCGCCGCAGTCAGCTCACCGCTGGACTTGATGTGACCACGCTTAACCAACAGGCCGTGCGCTATGCCGCTGGCGTTGTCTTCACCCCGCGCAGCGATCTGGCGTGTCAGTCTGGTTTCCAGTTTGGATTTAGGCATTCTTGATCTCCTTGACCTCTGCGTCCAGTGTAACGGGTGTGAGGGTCTGCTGGTTACTGAGGGATATGGACTGGCCACCGCCCAAGTCGATGCTGATACTGAACCCCGGCCCAGTGTCCTTGACCTTTTCCTCCTTAGGCTCCAGACCTGCAGCCTTGATGAGCGTCTTCAGGACTTCGTGCTTCTGGTTCAAGCTGGCATCGCCGGACGCCGCAGTGACGTACACCTGATCGAGCAACTCCCCGGCCATCCATGCTGCCTTGGCTTTGAACGTGACGCCGTTTTTCTCGTACTCAGACCGTTTGACCTGAACCTGCAGCTGGAACCACGGCTGCGCGGCCAACTCTTGGTACTGCTCAATTGACAGACCGTGGCGACTGGCCACAACGAGCTCATCCTCCAACCCCAAGGCTACTGAGGCCAACATCTCTTCGCTGATCTGCGGGAACGAGACGGTTTTGGGCTTGTACTCCAGCGGGGAGTCGTCCAGATTGGTGTCTTCAAGCGACATTTGCGGTCTCCGAAGTGGCTTTTTGAGCTTTTTCCACGGCTTGCAGGTACTTTTCCATGGCAATTCTGGCCATTTCAGCCGCGCTTACGCCGCGTTTTTTGCCCA